ATTATTATGGAAGATGATAGACACAGGGACGAGGCAGAAGCAGACATCCGCATTAAAGCAGCAGAAATACAAGCCAAGTATGGCGCACAAGTAAATGTTGCTGAGATTAATGCACTAATGGAAAGGGACAGAGAAACAGTAAGGCAAATTGCTAAAACTCAAGCACAAGGACTGTTCAATGGAAGCGGTAATTCACAATAAGTTTTTTCATGTCGAAATATTGGATGGTGGTCATATTTATATTGGAGAAGATATTTGTGCTAGGGATGCCAAACACGCCGAAAGTTTAATGTTGGTTATGTTTAGCGATCACCTCACCGATAACTATGAATTGTTATTAATTGAAGAACACACAATACATTAATTATGCCAGTCAAAAAAACAAAAGGTGGATATAAGTGGGGTAAGTCAGGAAAGACTTACAAATCAAAAGCAAAAGCTAAAAAACAAGGTAGAGCTATTTACGCTTCTGGCTATAAGAAAAAGAAATGAAGAAAGTTGCTCTATTGCCCTTATTCCTTTTTATTGGATGTGCTAATAGTTATTATTTTGTAGAGCTTGAACACATTTCTAGCCTTCAAGAAGGAAAACCATTTAACGACAACCCCGAAACTTCAGCCGACATATTGTTTACTGGTTACAGATATAGAAATATTAATGGAGTCTATATAGATGTTGGTGTTGGGTACGAAACCTCAAATGATTTAGAGGGAACAAACCCGTATGGTAAAATTAAAGTTGGAAAAGAGTGGAGTGCCAAATAAGGAAGATAAATTATGAAAATATATTTACAAAAAGCATGGAACTGGATCAAAGAAACTTCAAAGAAAGTATGGTCTTGGTTAAAAGATGCCTATAAAAAAATATCAGCTTGGTTTATTCAAAATAAGAAAAAATAGTTGCTATAATCATTTGTAATGAATGATTTAGTATCAGTAATAACAGAACTTGGCTTTCCTATAGCAGCAGCACTAGGACTAGGTATTTTTGTTTGGAAGCTAATCAATAGAATAATTGATGGCATGGAAACTAAACTTGATACTTTAGATGATAAAGTACAAACGAGTTTAGACAACATGGAAGAAAGAGTTACCACTAAACTTGATGGACAGTACGGAATCATAGTTTCCTTAATTGATAGAGTAAGAGCTATGGACAATCAAAGCATTCGCCAAGACGTTTTATTAAAAACTTTATTGGGTGTACCAAACTTAATAGATATAGAAAAAATTGCAAAAGCAGAACGTGATGACCAAAGAAAAGATTAAAAGAAAAAGAGGTAGGCCAAGCAAGGCAGACAAAGAGGCTAGAGAAAAACAACAACGCCGAGATACTTTTACTGCTTGGGCCATAGCTGTCTTTATGGCGATTATTGCTATCACCTTAATAGCATTTACACATAATGTTACTGCTGACGAGATAGTTCACAAATTTAAGAACCCTTCATTTAGCGGTGTTAATACAAGCTCACACTATCTGACTATAGAAAATCAAGAATTCAATCGCAAGGAAGCTTTGGAGGCTGAAATAGAAGCGCTAAAAGAAGCAGCAGAAAGAGAAGAAAATAATACAACTTTAGCTAGGTTTTATAGAAATTTAGAAAGTAGGCTGTTTGCACAACTAAGCAGACAGTTAATTGATAACTTGTTTGGTGAAAATCCACAAACAGAAGGAATATTAAAGTTGTTGGGTAACATCATAGAGTATTGGATTGAGGACGGAATTATTACTCTAAAAATAACCGATGAAGATGGAAACGTCACGACCATTAGCCTTCCTGTTGGTGATTTTACTTTCTAGTTGTTCACTAGCTAGAGTGCAAGATGCCTATGACGACCATATGGCAAAAGACTTTCTTAGGGTTGCCAGTATATTAGAACTTCAATCCAAAGAATTACAAGAAGTACAAGCACCAACAATACAACCAGTGGTTGCTGTGTATGGCAATAGTTTTTCTGACCAAACAGGGCAAAGAAAAAGCAATTCTCAATTCGCATTATTTAGTAGCGCAATAACGCAAGCACCAGACACTTTATTAATAAGAGCTTTAAAACATGCATCAGGTGGTAATTTTTTTAGAGTTGTTGAAAGGGTTGGTTTAGATAATCTTACAAAAGAAAGGCAATTAATCCGATCCACTAGAGAGCAATTTGAAAAAGAAGACGGCAAAAAACCTTTAATGCCCCTGTTATTTGCTGGAGTATTAATGGAAGGAGCAGTTATATCGTATGACACCAATATCAGGACTGGTGGTATAGGGGCAAGATACCTGGGGGTGGGAAGTTCTACTCAATATAGAGAAGACATACTAACTGTTTCTTTGCGAATGGTGTCTGTTGCAACGGGAGAAATATTAATAGAAGTTACTTCTCAAAAAACCATATTTAGTTACGGACAGTCTCAAGATTTATTTCGTTTTTATGAACAATCTACAGAATTAGTTGAATTAGAGATTGGAATGTCGGAAAATGAGAGTGCGACCCTAGCTTTACAAAAAGCTATAGAGGGTGCGCTATTACAATTAATAAATATTGGCTACGAGAGGGGCTATTGGAGTTATGAAGAAAATAATAATTAGTTTACTGTTACTGCCCCTGTTTGTATTTGGTGCAGACAACGAAGTATCAGTAGATCAAAGCGGTGCAACTGCTAACCTAGACCTAGAACAACTTGGTTCTGGAAATATTATAGGCGGAGCAGACGCAACGGCTGGAGATATGACTGCCTTAGACTTAGATGGTATTACTATGACATTGGATATTAACCAAATTGGTTCTAGTAACCAATTCCTTGGTGACATTCTTGCTGACACCTTTACAGGATTTTTTGAATTCACAGGAGACAGCAACATTTTCAATATCAATGTAGATAAAGATAATACATATGGCGCAGACGATAGTAATTTGAACATTCAAGTTACTGGAGATTCAAACGAATTTACATTAAGTCAAGCCACATCAGCGTTAGCGAGTACATTAGATTTAGATTGGATTATTAATGGTAGTAATAACGAAATTACTTCTACTATAAATTATGATTTAGCTACCAACTATATGGATATTGATGGGTCTGATAATGTTGTTAATTTTACTGCCAGCGGTTATCAGGGTGGTTATTTCTACCTAGATCATACAGGTGGAAGCCGTACTTTTAATATTACACAAGCATCTACACTAGATAATGACTGGCTTAAAATTCTATCTACTGGTTCTAACGGGACTCTTTGCGTCATTCAAAATGATGGCGGAACAGCAGTCGGTTGCTAGTATTGGAAATATATCTGAATTAACAGGCTACGCCAAAGTTCTAAGAGATAAAGAATACGGAGCTAAGATTAAGCTCGGTATAAATTCCTATGACGATGTAAGAACGTCTGCTGGGCGTTTAGGAATTACATTCCTAGATAACTCTATTGTTCGTCTTACTGAACATTCTAAATTAGTTATAGATGAATATATTTATGACCCCGATCCTAGTAAATCAAAAATGGCTCTCAAATTTGCAAGCGGTACAGCAAGATTTATTACAGGCGGTTTAGGAAAAATAAATAAAGAAAATATTTTTCTGAGTACACCAACAGCACAAATATCTATTAGAGGAACAGACTTTAGCGCTACTGTTGATGAGTTGGGGCGCTCTTTAATAATATTACTCCCCGATAAATATGGCTTATCAAGTGGTGAAATATTAGTTACAACAGCCATGGGTTCGGTTGTATTAAACAAACCTTTTGAGGCCACAACTGTTTCTGTTTATGAAAGCACAGCATCCAAACCCGTTATTTTGGATTTAACATTAGACGTTATTGATAATATGTTAATTGTTACTCCTCCAGAAAAGACATTAGAAATCATAGAAGAACAACAAACCCAACAAGCCAATCTTTTAGACTTCAATGATTTAGATATAGATTATTTAGAAGAAGACGCTTTGGATAATGAGGCTGATTTAGAATTTACAGAATTAGATATTAATTATTTAGATGTAAACTTTTTAGAAGACTTATTAGATATTATGGAAGAATTAGACATAATAAAACAAGAAGATGCTTTGTCTGTTGATGCTACCCAAGTTGCAATTTCAGGTACAAAAGTTGGACAAGATTTAGAAACACAAATAACAACAATTATTCAGGGACAAGGGGTAAAATTAATACGAAATGTAGGACACTATGCAGAAGTAAATATAGATGGTGCTGGAGAATATACAGTTATCTTTATTCAAGAGGGTGTCTCTAAGACAATAACCATCAACGGAGGTGGGTCATCAGTAATAAAAATAACTCAAAGCTCTTAAAGTCATTTCAACTTTTAAGTTTATTAATTCTATTATCTATACCTTTATTACAAGGATGGACATTCTTAGAAATATTAAAATTAAAAACATTTGATAATTTTATTGCAGAACAACAACCCAGCAATCACTTTGTAACTTTAGACATATCAGAAGAGGACTTAGATAGATTTGGTGGATATCCATTGCCTAGAGATTTGTTATCTCAAATACAAATTGAACTTATAAATGAGGGAGCAATAGGAGTTGGATGGTATTCATTTCCACAGCCAGATCGTTTTGGGGGAGATCGAGCATTTGCACAAACTTTAAATTATGCCCCTAGTATTCTTGCCATGTTTGAAAATGACAATGGTATTTATCCAGAAACAACTGGAACAGTTATTATGGGCGATGATACTGATAAAGGTATTAAGGTTACAGGTGTTGTAAAGAATACTCCCGTTTTAGCAAACAGCGTACACGAAGGTATAGCGGTTGCACGAACAGACGTAGATAACTTAGTTAGACGATTACCATTATTGATGCGTACACCAGATGGATGGGTTCCTTCTTATGGAACTAAGGTTATTCAGGTTTTGGCTAATGCAGACACTTACATTATTAAAACAAATAAGAATGGAATAGAACAAATAAGGGTAAAGGGACTCCCTCCAGTAACAGTAGATAGCTTTGGAAGAAAATGGGTAAGTTGGGTTGATACCCCCTCGACATCTTTGCAAGAATTAGATGTAGAAGGTAAATTTGTTTTTATTGGTTTTAGTGCTAAAGGTATCATGCCTCAAATAGCCACTCCAAAGGGGTTATTAGAACCTCACAAAATACAAGCAGCTTTAGCAGAGTCTATGCTTATTCAAAACAGTCCATATATTCCCGATTATAGCCTTGCACTTGAGGTGGGTATATTTGTTATTTCTATTATTTCTATTTGGATTTTATTGCACACACTAGGAATAACTTGGGGAATTACTCTGTCTGGTGGCATCTTTATTGCCACAGCATATTTTGGTATTTGGACCATACAAAAAGGATTATTAATAGACGTTACATGGACATTAATATCTCAATTTATTACGGCAGCTATAGCTTTTTATTATAGATTTAGAGAACAATTTAAGTTAAGACAACAGATAAAGAAACAGTTTGAACATTATTTAGACCCTAGACAGATCAAGCGTTTGCAATCTGATCCTTCTTTATTAAAGCTCGGTGGTGAGAAAAAATATTGCAGTTACCTCTTTACAGATTTACGCGGCTTTACTGCTTTAAGTGAAAAATTATCGCCAGAAGAAGTGACCGACATAATGAACAAAACATTAACTGTCCAAGTAAACGCTGTGCAAAAATTAGGGGGAATGGTAGATAAATTTATCGGGGATGCAGGAATGTTCATATTTGGCGCTCCTTTAGATTTAGAAGACCATGAAACCAAAGCAGTGCAAGCTGCAATAGATATACAAAAGGGTATAGCTGAACTAAACAAAACACTCGCTACTCCAGTTCAAGTAGGCGTAGGTTGTCAGTCTGGATTTGCAGTAATTGGCAATATGGGTAGCGATACTCGGTTTGATTATTCTGCTATTGGCGATGCTGTAAACACAGCAGCAAGACTCGAAAGCGCAACAAAGGAAGTTGGCGTTGATATATTAATTGGACACAAGACTGCAAATAAAACTAAAATTAAGTTAAAATTATTATCACCAATAAAAGTTAAAGGAAAAAAAGACCCTTTAAAAATATACACATTACAGGAACAGCAAAGTGAAATTTGATTTAATAAAAAATGTAGTTGGTTCATTAGCACCAACATTAGGTTCTGCTCTTGGAGGACCTTTGGGGGGTCAAGCAGCATCAGTAGTAGCACAAGTCTTGGGATGTAAGCCAGAACCAAAAGCTATCAATGCAGCCGTATCTGCTGCAACCCCAGAACAATTACTTGAATTAAAAAAAGCTGAACAAGAATTTGAACTTCAAATGAAAGAATTAGAAGTAGATGTTTTTGCTTTAGAAACAAAAGATAAACAAGATGCAAGATCAAAGTTTAGTAAAGATTGGACTACTAGGTTTATGGGAATGATTACACTGTCTGGTTTTATGGGATATATATTTCTTGTTACATTACAACCCCCCGAACAAAACTCTGAGGCTTTAATTAATCTTGTTCTTGGTTATTTGGGTGGTCTAGCTAGTGCCGTCATAAGTTTTTATTTTGGTGCATCACATTCTAAAGAGGGTGATTAATGAGTTGGGAGAATTTTAAAGAAGAAGAATTTGCTTGCCAACATTGTGGTAAAAATAATATTGACCATCTTCTTATAGATAAACTTCAAGAACTAAGATCAGACTTGGGTTTCTCTTTTGTTATTACAAGTGGTTATAGGTGTCCAGATCATCCTATAGAAAAAAAGAAATCAACACCTGGCGCTCATGCACTAGGTTTAGCTGCTGACATAGGTGTAAGGGGAGATAAAGCGCTTGAAGTTGTATCAAAAGCAACAGCGTATGGCTTTACTGGTGTTGGCGTTAACCAAAAAGGCGGTGCTAGATTTATTCATTTAGATATTGCTGAATCAGATTCTAATAGACCAAGGCCCCACATATGGAGTTATTAATGGACAATCCTATTATTTTGTGGAATGCTTTTATTACACTTGTTTATGTTCCTATAATTTATAGTATTAAAACAAATACCTCTAACATACAAAGGTTAGAAATATTAATTAATAAGACAAGAGAAGAAATACCTTCTCGTTATGTAACTAAACAAGACTTACAAAATAACATGCAAAGAATTTTCGATAGTTTAGACAAATTAGACGAAAAAATTGATAAACTAATAGGGAGTTAATTATGGCAATAAAAGGAAATTTTAATATTGGAGGCATAAATTATGCCGATGAACCAGGTCAAACATTTGGACCCGTAGGCATGGGGTTCGCTCCTTCCTTTCCCCAACCAGATATAACGTCAGCTTTTGCACCAGTTGCTTTAATAGAAGGTCCTGTTGATATGAATACGGGAGTTGAATTTATTCCAGGATTACCCTCAACACCAGTTGATATTGGATCGGGTCCTGATGGTTCTAATTTTTCAATAGAAGGTCCCGTTGATATTAGGGAAGAGTCTGGCACTACAATAGGTCCCGTTGGAATGGGGTACGTTCCCAATCAGTATGGGCCGATTGGAGAGTTCGAGGGGAGATACCCCGATCAATTATACGCTGGCTTATTAGACAATATAGCTAACGTACCTAGTAACATTACACAAGAAATGAATTCACCCCAACCTAGTAATGTACCAGGCTCATCTAATTACAATCCTTTTAGTGTATCTTCTGACCCCACCTTTTCTTCTGGTTTAAATTATGCAAGATCAATCGCTGGAGGAGAAAATGTACAAAACATGATTGCACCAGGCATAAGCTATTCAATGGACACACCTCAAGGTTACACAACAGAAGGACCCGTCCAACAAAATACAACAGGCGGTAATAATGTAATCAATCCTCCAATGCTACCTCCTCCTGGTATCGGCATAGGGACACCTCCTTCCACGCCACCTAACTCTGGATATACGCCATTTAATTACAATGCGTTACAAAACTTATTAAATTCAATTCCTAATCAACAATTATTTATAGACGATCTGCCAGATTATATTTTGCGTTAATGAGAAGACGAAAAAAGAAAGCTCCCACTCAGGAAGAAAAAATTAAAGCCAATAATGTTTTTTGGAAAAAATTATTTGATAATGAATTAAACAATAAGGAGGAATAATGACAGATCAAAAAGATGTTCTGCACTCAAACGAGGCGGAATTAATTTTAAACAGTGAAACCTTTAAAAATTCTATAGAAAATTTAAAAGAAGAATACGTTAAATTATGGTTGGACAGCAAAGGAAAAGATGATATTGATTGGAGAGAGAATTTGCATAGCGCAATCAATATTCTTCCAGAGGTTGAAAGACATCTACGCATCATCATCGAAAAAGGGAAGATAACAAAGACTCAAATAGAGAAGCTAAGAAAGGTTGTCTAAAAATTGTTGTTTTTGGCAGTTTTAAGGTAAAATTTCTTTAAACTATTAGGAGTTTATTATGAGCAATAACGCAAAGCCGACTGCTTTACAATCAGATATAGATAAAGCTGCATCTTCTTTTGAGAGTTTTCTGACTCCCGAAGAGGAAGCACCAGAAAATATAGAAGTAGAAGCAGCAGAAGAAGTATCAGAAGAAGTTGTAAACGAAGAAGTGGAAATTGAAACGGAAGCGGAAGCTGATGTCGAAATGGAAGCTGAATCGGATGAAGATTACGAAGAAGATACACAAGAGTCAGAAAGAGAACAAACAGAAGTTGAGGAAGAACCACAACCTTTATCATTCAACGTAAAAGTTGATGGCATAGAACAAGAGGTCACGTTGGAAGAACTCCAAAACGGCTATTCTCGTCAGCAAGACTACACTCGCAAAACTCAAGAACTGTCGCAGCAAAGAAAAAACTTTGAGACACAGCAAGCAGAGTTAGCGAAAAAAGATGCAATCTACGCTCAGTTGTTGCCTCAATTAGAGGCTAGTCTGAACGGAGAATTGGCAAATGAACCAGATTGGAACGCTCTTTATGAGTCTGATCCAATCGCATATGTTCGAGAAAAGGACATTTGGGAAGACAAGAAAAAGAAACTGGAAGCTGCCAGAGCAGAGCATAAACGTCTTCAAGATGAAAATGCTCAAAAGCAACAAGAAGAACTGGCAAAGTTCGTTGAATATGGCAACCAACAGTTAGTTGAAAAGATTCCCGAATGGACAGATGCAGAAGTTTCTCAAAAAGAAAAGTCTGCAATCTCAAGTTATGCGATGAATGAATTGGGATTTACTCCCCAAGAAATAGGTCAGGTTTATGATTATCGTATATTGTTAGGTTTGCGTGATGGAATGCTTTATAGAAAACAACTTGAAGCGTCCAAAAAGAAACCAACACAAAAAGCGGTAGCAAGAGTAGCAAGACCAGGTACATCCAATACTCCAAAGACAACAGCACCAGCGAAGAAAGCAAGACAGAAATTGGCTAAAACTGGAAAAGTCCAAGATGCAGCCAAGGTCTTTGAACAATTAATTTAACTTACTTTTAAGGAGTATAACAATGGCAAAAGTCACAAACGCTTTTGATACATATACTGCAACGGCTGACAGAGAGCAATTAAGCAACGTGATATATAACATATCACCTGGCAGCACGCCATTTATGTCATCAATCGGAAAAAATTCAATCAAGAACGTAGTTTTTGATTGGCAAACAGAAACATTACCAACGGCTACTGGTGCTGGACAATTAGAAGGTTTTGAACTTTCAAGAGCAGCATCAACAGCTACTACAAGAGTTAGTAACGTAGCTCAAATCTCTTCAAGAGATGCGACTGTTACTGGTTCTCAACAAGCTTCTGACGCTGCTGGTAAAAAATCAGAAATGGCTCATCAGCTTGCCCTTATGGCTAAAGCGTTGAAGAGAGACATGGAAACTGCTCTTTGTCAAAAGGGTGCTAAAACAACTGGTAACGCTACTACAGCTAGGGTAACTGGTGGTTTTGAATCATGGATAACTTCAAACGTATCTAGGGGAACTAATGGTGCTGGTAATGGTGGGGGTGCTGCTCCTACTGATGGCACTCAGAGAGCTTTAACTGAGGCATTATTGAAAACTGTATTGCAATCTTGTTTCACAAACGGCGGAGAGCCTTCAATGGCAATCTGTGGTCCTGTAAACAAGCAAGTAATTTCTGGTTTCACAGGCAGAAGTTCAGCTAGACAAATGATTGATGCAACAACTGTTGAGGCTAGTGTATCTATTTACTCATCTGATTTTGGCGATCTTAAAATCGTTCCTTCAAATTTCAGTAGAGAAAGATCACTACTTTTAGTTGATCCAGATTTCGCAAAAGTATCTTTCTTGCGTAGTTTTGATACAGTTGATATTGCAACAATAGGCGATGCTCAAACTAAGATGGTCTTAGCAGAGTACGGCTTAGAAATGAGCAACGAAGCTGCTCATGGTGTTGTAGCAGACTTAACAACTTCATAAGTTGATTAATGTGAGGTCAGCCTTAGTTGGCCTCACATTTGCTCTAAACAATGCCAACTAAAAGGACAATTATTGATCATCGTTCTGGTATCAAATCAGAATTTGTTACCGAAGATGACAAGAGCGTTTATCACACTGAACAAAATGTTCAACCAGTCATAGACCACGTTAAAAAATTAAACGATAATATAGATAAGCCTGGTAAAGATTTACGCCATGTAGCAGAAGTTCCAATGGTCGTTTATCAAAAGGCAATGAGAGAAGGATGGCACAACGATCCTAAAGAATGGAAAAAGTGGTTAAACAATCCAGATAACAAAGTATTTAGAACATGGCAAGGTAAGGTATGACATACGCAGAATTAAAAACAGCAATAGCAAATTATTTAAACAGATCGGATTTAACCAGTCAGTTAGATACTTTTATTGATAATACCGAAGCCGAACTGAATAGACGTTTACGAGTCAAAGACATGGTTACAAGAAGTAACATTACAGTTGACGCACAATACGAAGATTTACCAACAGACTTTTTAGAATTAATTAATTTGGATTTACAAACAAGTAATCCTAAACCACTATTTCAACAATCATTAGAATCACTGGATGTATATAGGCGAGCTAATAATGATATAACTGGTCAACCAGTTTATTTTTCTTTATCGGATAAACAGATAGAATTTGCTCCCAAACCCGATGCTTCTTATACAGCGCAGATAACGTATTACGCCAGAATTACAGGATTAAGTGATTCAAACACAACTAACTTTGTCTCGAATAATTATTCTGATGTCTATTTATATGGATGCTTAAAGCACGCTAGTATTTATTTGATGGAAGATGAACGAGTTCCTTTGTTCCATGAATATTTTGAAAAATCTTTAGAAGAAATGAGACAAGAACAAGAAAAGGCAGAGTTTGGAAAAGGCTCTTTGATTCCAAGAAGACGCACATACGGCAAACCAAAAAAACATATTTATTATTGGAGCAATAACTAAACAGTAGGAAAGAACAATGGCTGATACATATACAAGTAATTTAAACTTAACAAAACCTGAGATTGGTGCATCTACTGATACTTGGGGAACAAAACTTAATGCTGACCTTGAAATACTAGATGGTATTTTTGTAGCTGCTGGTTCAGGCACAAGCGTTGGTTTACAAGTGGGTTCTGGAAAGAGCTTAATCGTTGGAGGTACTTTAACAGCAACAGGTACTACAACAATCACATCCCCTGTCCTTAACACAGGAATTAGTGGTACTGCTTTCTTAGACGAAGATGATATGTCTAGTAATAGTGCAACCAAGGTTGCATCACAACAATCTATTAAGGCCTATGTTGATGCACAAGTGGCAACAGCCGATACACTTGCCGAAGTATTAACAAATGGCAATACCACAACCACAAACCAGAAAATACAATTCAGAGACAGTGGTTTATACATAAACTCTAGTGCTGATGGTCAGCTTGATATTGTTGCAGATACAGAAGTACAAATAGCAGCTACGACTGTAGATTTAAACGGAAACTTAGATGTATCTGGAACTTTAAATGCAAGCGGTTCTATAACAGGCACACTTGGAACGGCAGCACAGCCAAACATAACAAGTCTTGGAACATTAACAACATTGACAGTAGACGATATAACAATTAATGGTTCTACTATTTCTGATGCAGGTAATCTTGAGTTTGATATAGGTGGTGAACTAAATATTGATGTAGATGGTGGTGCAATTAATTATAAAGATGGTGGAACACATTTTGCTTCTTTAGAAAAAACAGGTGATTCTTTAAGATTGGAAAGTAAAATTTCAGATGGAGATATTATATTTAGAGGAAGTGATGGTGGTTCAGTTGTTACAGCACTTACACTTGATATGTCCGATGCAGGTACAGCTACGTTTAATCACGACATTATATTACCAGATAATGGTGTGGCAAAATTTGGTGCAGGAAATGATTTATCAATTTATAGCGATGGTGATAATAGTTTTATAAACGAGAATGGAAGTGGTCATCTTTACATACAAGCTACTAATTTAAGATTCAAGTCATTAGCAGGTGAAAATTACATGGCACTAAATGAAGACGGTGCAGTTAGTTTATACTATGATAATAGTGTTAAACTAGCAACAGCTAGTGGTGGTGTAACAGTTACAGGCGCTTTAGACGCAACCAATCTAACAATAGGCGGCGCACAAGGTTCTGACGGACAAGTATTAACTTCTACAGGAAGTGGTGTAGCTTGGGAAGATGCAAGTGGCGGTGGTTCTTCTCAATGGACGACTACAGGAAATGATATTTATTACAACACAGGAAACGTTGGGATAGGAGATAGTTCGCCAGCAGCAGCAGTTGATATAATAGGAAGTGGTGTAGCAACCCAACTAAGGTTATCTAATACAGAATCAGATTCTACAACTAAATATGGTGCTATTGTAGGTAGGCATTATGATAATTCAGAAGAACCCGTAGCTGGATTATTATTAACTTCAACTAGTAATGCTACTGCTCAAGCAATAGATATAGGTGGTGGAATTAGTGCTGCAAACATGGTTAATAAAATAATATTCCATACTGCTGCTAATAACACTACAACTGGTTCAAACGAAAGGGTGCGTATTGATTCTTCAGGAAACGTTGGGATCGGGACGAGTTCGCCTACAGAAAAGCTAGAAGTAGAAGATACAGTATCAATAAAAAGGGATGGAGTTGCCGCATACGGCAAATTAACTATGAGTGGTGCTGGGTTGACATCAAATGTTACGTCAGGTTATAACTCATTAATAGTACAGAATAATGGTACAGAACAACTCCGTATTGACTCATCAGGAAACGTTGGGATAGGAATTACATCACCCGATAAACTTTTAACTGTACAAGGTGCTGATGCTGAAATTGTTATAAGCGATACAAATGATACTCCTCTATTAAGATTTAGAGAAAGTGGCACTACAAAAGCAACAATAAGAACTGCAAGTGGAGCATTAGCATTTGATGCAGGTGGTGCTACAGAAAGGATGCGTATTGACTCATCAGGAAAAGTTGGTATAGGAACGAGTTCACCAGCACAAGCAGCACACATTGTAGGTTCTCAAGTTAGATTAGATACATCATCTGGTGGGTATTATTTACATAACGCTAGTGGCACATTTAGAGGTGCTTTTCACGATAATGGAACTATAACAAGTATTTATGCAGATGGGGACGGAGGTGGTCCTCATATGGTTTTCAGTGATAATAAAGTTGGTATCGGAACGACTTCGCCAGATACAATTTTACACGCAAAAGCATCGAGTGGTGAGGCAGAAATTAGAATAGAATCTGCTGCCGATCAAGAAGCTAGACTTAGGTTTGGTGACGCTACAGATGATGATAAAGGTTATATAAGCTATAGCCGAAACTCTGGCTTTATGAATTTCTGTGTTGACAATACTACTGGCGAAGCCATGAGGATTGATAGCTCTGATAACTTATTAATAGGTAAAACAGCAACAACTATAGGTGATGTTGGTCACGTTATTTTTAATTCTGGCGCTTACTACATGACTACTGCTGGATCAGAGGCTCTTACAATTAAAAAGAGCAACAGCGGAACTCTTAGTGCATTAGTGTTTATGCACGAAGACGCAACCCCACCTACAGTGGGAAGCGTTGCAGTAACATCATCTGGAACAACATATAACACTTCCTCCGACTCAAGATTAAAAGACATTACTGGTGAGGCAAGAGGATTAGAAGTAGTAAATGAACTAAATCCAGTTGCATATAACTGGAAATCTAATGGTGAATCAGACGAAGGTTTGATTGCACAAGAAGTAAAAGATTTTGTACCTAATGCAGTTACACAAGATGAAGAAGGCTATTATCAAATGGATTACTCTAAATTAGTAACCCCATTAATAAAGGCCGTTCAAGAACAAAATGATCTTATAAAATCTTTACAAGATCGTATAACCGCACTGGAAAGTGCATAACTTAAAGGAGAAAAAAAATGGCAATAGGATATGTTTGGGATGTTAAAACAGTTGATACATACCCAACTAAAGATAGTAAAAGTGATGTAATCTACGATGTTCATTGGAGATTAAAAGCAACCGATGATACTAATAAAGACTCAGATGGTGAGTATTACTCATCTTCTTCTTATGGAACCCAAGTAATAGACACCTCAGACCTTTCAAACTTTAAAGCGTTTGCTAGTGTTACATCATCCGATGTACAGGGTTGGGTAGAAAGTGCTATGGGCGCTGATGAAGTTGCAAGTATTAAATCGGGATTAGATGCTAACATCGCAGAACAAATAACACCTACATCTGTTACTAAAGAATTAGCTGGGTAATATGGCATTACTCCCAATTACTCCGCCAGCTGGAATCGTAACCAATGGTACAACGTACTCTAATAAAGGACGTTGGACCGATGGGGATTTAATTCGTTTCCAAAACGGACATTTACGCCCTATTGGTGGGTGGGAGAAATTAAAAAGTACAGCTTTAACTGGCACTCCAACAGGAATGCACGCATGGAACGACAACTACGGAAATAAAATTTTAGCAGTTGGTACTCGCTCCAAGGTATATGTTCTAAATCAAGACGCATGGACAGATATAACGCCAAGCGGTTTTGTTGGTGATACTGCAAACGACCCTTTGGGATTTGGTGCATATCAATATGGAAAGGAAGATTATGGTGATGCTAGATCAACGTCTGGTTTATTATTTGATACCGACAGTTTTTCATTTGATAATTGGGGTGAACATTTAATCTTTTGTTGTTCTTCGGATGGCAAGATTTATAAATGGAGACCGCATGGACAAGGGGTTAATGTACCTGACACCATAGCAACAGTTGTTACGAATGCGCCGACAGGAAACTCTGGTGTCATTATTACTAATGAACGTCACATGGTTGCCCTTGGTTCAGGAAGTGATCCAAGAAAAGTAGCATGGTCGGACCGAGAAGATAATACAACATGGACAGCAGCAGCAACAAATACAGCTGGTGATTTAAACGTCCCCTCAAGCGGTAGGGTAATAGCTGCCGAGAAATGGCAGACAGATATTATTCTCTTTACTGACACCGGGATCGGGCGCATGTATTACACAGGAAGCCCTTTTTTATACGGCATTCAAGATGCTGGAACGAATTGCAAAGTGGTAAGCTCTAGGTCTATTGTTAGTGCTGGTAATTTCTTGGCATGGATGGGTGAGAATAGTTTATTTGTTTTTGATGGCGCAGTTAAAGAATTACCCTGTGAAGTACATGATTATATATTTGACGATCTTAATTATGGAAGACGTAAAACAATAGCTGGGGGACATAACTCAAACTTTAATGAAATTATGTGGTTCTTCCCTTCGGCTGATAGTTTAAAACCAAACAAGTATGTTATTTGGAATTATTTAGAGAATTCATGGAGCGTAGGATCAATGGATAGAGGATGTTACATCGACCAAGGTGTATTTGATTATCCTATTGCTTGTGACAATGATGGGTTTGTTTATCAGCACGAAAGTATAGAATTATTTAATTCTCCCAACCTAGGTTCGGCTGTACCTTTTGCCAAAACAGGACCCATTGAAATAGGTAATGGAGATAAATGCGTACAAGTAAATCAAATTATTCCTGACTCAGAGGCCAATACATTACCTGGTGTTACGCTAAGTTTTACAGGTCGTTATACACCTCTTGGTCCTCAAAGTGATTTTGGATCATTCTCCTTTGATTCAACAGATGGTTATACGGATGCACGATTTACAGCAAGAGAAGTACAAATGAAAGTAACAGGATCAACTGATCAATCTTTTCAAGTAGGCGATATTCGTTTGAATGTTAAACAGAGAGGGCGTAGATAATGGCAAGACGTACATTTATTAAGCCTTCGGAGCAATACAATAAAGATTATCAAACATACTTAATCTCAGAGATTGAGTATCAAACAGGGATTACCTTTAATAAAGGTGAAAGAATAGAAGTAAACGGACAAGACAGTACAGAATTGGTCTTGGTGAGTCCAAATGGAACAAAATATAAAGTCAGTGTCGATAATAGCGGAAACCTATCAACCTCCTCTACAGTATAAAGACGAGTTTGAGTATAGATGGGAACACGCAAAGCCTTATATAATAAGGGCATTAAAACATACTGACTGTTATAATATAAAGGATGTTGAAGACGGCATCAGAAGTGGAACTTTTCACTTATGGAATGGTGAAAAATCAGCTATGATAACGGAAATAATTCAATATCCTCGCCTTCGAGCATTGAACTTATTGTTCTGCGGAGGTGATTACGAGGAACTACAATCCATGCTTCCTAGCTTGGAACAGTTTGCAAAATATTTTGGATGCGTAAGACTTTATGGCGGAGGTCGTAAAGGATGGCATAAGAAAATTAAACATCTTGGCTTTGAACAAGAATATATGATTCGGAAAGAACTATGAGTAAAGGAAAAAAGACAACAACCACAACAACAGACCCAACACAAATGGCGATCTATAAAGATTTGTATGGGAAAGCACAATCAATAGCATCACAACCCTTTGTGCCATACACAGGACCCAGGGTAGCTGGTTTTAATCCAGACCAATTACAAGGCTTTGATGCGACCAGAGGAATGTTTACGGATTCAATGTCGTATGACCCAAGAGGTTTATTATCAGACATGGGATCACAGCCTTTGGATATTGAATCATTCCAAAACCCTTATACAGACCAAGTAATAGATCAAACTCTTTCAGATTTAGACAGAGCAAGACAGATACGATTACAAAGTGATCAAGACAGAGCTATTGGTGCTAATGCGTTTGGTGGATCAAGGTCTGGAATACTAGAGGCAGAAACGAATAGGAACTTTGCTGATCAAGCTGCGAGAACAGCTGGTAATCTAAGGCGATCTGGTTTTGATACAGCCTCTAATCTGGCAATGCGAGACAGAGGATTTAGGTCTGGCATACAATCTGGATTACTAGGAGATCAATACAGAAACTTAGGTTTACTATCTAATATTGGTCGTCAACAACAAGGAATGCAACAAGCCGGTATGGATGCTGGTTACGGCGAATTTATGCGAGCTATTGGCTATGGACCACAACAACTTGGGTTATTAGCTCAAGGAGTTAGTGCATTGCCTACGCAAACACAAACGACTGCCACTAACAAACCTGGTTTTTTCGATCAGTTAGGAAGTGCTGCTAAAGGCATAAGTTCATTTATGGGTTTATTTCCAGTTTAATTAAGGAGCTTTATAAATGGCAAATATATTTCAAAAAATAGGAAGTGCTTTTGGTCAATACGGCATGGATAATCGTATGCCAGCAGATCAATTTTTAAATTTACCAAAAGGTGATAGAAGACAAATGCAAGTCGAAGGTTTACAAAAGTTTAGTGAAGCAATGAATCTTATTGGCGCACAACAGTCTGGTGATACTCAAAGAATGGCTTTAATACAAAATCAGATTAGACAGAGACAGGTTGATGAAGAAAACGAAAGACAAAAAAAAGCAATAGAGGCTTTTATACAAACACCAGAAGGTGCGCCATATAAAGATATGTACACTTTGGCTGGTTCTAAAGGCGTTATAGCTATGTTGGGAAGGGGTAACAATAAAAGAACAACCATAAAAGGAGCTGATGGATATAATTATTTTGTAGATTCAGGCGAAAGAGTTTTACCAAATGTTGTGCAAGAAAAAAATCAATCTGATAGAAGGTATGAAAAAGCTGCTGATGGTTTTTATCGTTATGTTGATGATGGAACAAAAGTATTTGGCGGTGTTGAAGTACCAGAACAAGGTTTCGAAATAACCACTAAGGATATTTTGGGCACTCAAAAAGACGAAAGAAAAACTTTTGAAGCAGCCAATAGGGGTGTTAAAAATTTCCAACAATTATTAGATGCTGCTCAGAGTGCTGATGGCGCTGCTTCTTACGCTTTAATGATTAAGTTTATAAAACAACTAGATGATTCGGTTGTAAGGGAAGGAGAGGTTTCAACATTTGGAAATTTCCAAGGAGCTTTAGAAAATTTTAAGATGTATGTAAATAAAAGCAAGGGAAAAGGTTTTACACCACGGGTTAAAGCAAACATGATTAATCTAGCATCACAAACTGCCAATAGACTTGTTGAAGATTATAATAATTATAGATCAGGTAAAGAGGTTAGTTATAGTGTAATCGGTTTTGATCCAAATATGGTTTTTGCTGGGTTAGATTTTAACTTAGGAGATTTAGACTTAACTAGAGAATATACACCAAATGATTTTGAGATTATTGAGTACGAATAATGGCAACAGAAGTTAAAACAAAAAAATACGGAACTGTTATTGTTGATGTAGAAAACTTTTATGATTTACCAGAAGAAGAAAAACAAAAATTATTAAAACAATCAATAGCAAAAGGTCAAATTAAAGCCCCTACTACAGACGTTGGCATGGCCAGTGGTATAACTAGAAATGTTTTACAAGGACTAACCCTTGGTACTTCTGATGAAATAGGTGCTGGCGTAGGAGCGGCTTTTGATAGTGTTTTCACAGACCAATCATTTAATGACGCTTTTGATAAAAGAGTTGAAGACTCAAGAAGTAAATTAAAATCATTCCAACAAGCAAACCCTAAGACAGCTTTGGCAGCAGATATTACTGGTTCTGTTTTACCTGTTGTAGCATCATTACTATTAACTCCATTTACAGGTGGAACAAGCTCAACAGGAGTTGCTGCCACGGGTGCTAGAATATTAAGCAATCCATTGTTAGCTGGAAAAATTGCAAAACCGGGAAGTGGTCTTTTATCAAAAAGTTTTGAAGCTGGAAAGATAGGAACTTTACAAGGTGGGGTTGCTGGTGCTGGTTATAGTGAAGGAGATTTATCTGATAGAGCTTTAGGTGCTGGTGTTGGAGCTACTGGTGGTGCAGTTATTGGGGGCGCAACACCCAGCGTTTTAACTGGCGGTCAAAAAGTATTAGGCTCTGGTTACAATGCTATAAAAAATGCAGTTACTAAAAAAACTAATTTTACAAAAGAAGAACAAAAAGCCATTAAAATAATTGCAAATCAATTTGCAGAAGATGAAATACCAGTAGAGCAAGTTATACAAAAAATACAAGACAACGTATCAGCAGATGCGTTGGAGGGAATTACTCCTGTAGAAATATTAGCTGATTATGGTGGAGATGCTGTTAATAGAAAACTAAGAGGCATTAATACTAGAGTGCCGGGAATGAATATTGGGCAGACATTGACAGAAAGAACAACTGGAACAATGGAGCAAAAAGCATCAGCAATGGGTTCAGGAAGTACGCCTAATATACAGTCAACTAGAGTATTAAGCACATTGGATGATACTGCAAATCAAACAATTCAAACTAAAGGAATAGATTTACAATCTGGAATTAGCGATATTGTAAATACAATAGATAAAAAACTTGCTCCCTTATACAAAGAAGCCTTTGCAAAAAATCAAAGCATAAATAATTTAGAGGTTTATAAGTATTTAGAGGCTGATCCCATTTTAAGAAATGCTTATAGCGAAGCAATAAAACTTTATAATCAAAAAATTGTTGCAAAAGGTGGAAGTCCTGTAGCAATACCAAAACTCAGCAAACTTTTAATAAAAGAAAAGGGAAAAGTTATAGATGTAAGTCAAACATTACCCTTAGAGTTTTTAGATTTAATTAAAAGAGTAGCAGATCAAAAAACTTTTCAGCAAGTTATGAAGGGAAGTATTAATAAACAAATGGCTGGGCCAAGAAAAACTATAGCTAATAATTTTAGAAATTTATTAAAAGAGTCCGTTGATGGTGATGAATATGTTAGCGCTTTAAACCAAGCCGCTGATAGCTTTGCTCTTAAAGATGCTTATGATTTAGGCGTTAAATTTAAAAAACCATCTGCAACAGCTATATCTTTTGATAAACAGTTTACAAAATTTAAAACAAATGCCGAGCAAGATGCTTTTAGGATTGGTGTGTTTGAAGAAATATTAAAAGACATTAATAGAATGTCTGATAGCCAAGATGTCGTAAAAAAAATATTTAACAGTCCAGATACACAGCAAAAAATTTCTATTCTATTTTCTGGTAATGAAGAAGCTAGAGATCAGTTTATTAACAAATTAGTAAGAGAAGCAAATATACTTAAAAATACTCAAAAAGTAACAGGTGGCTCTAACACAGCAGAAAAACTTTTTGATGCAGACCAGGTTTCTCAAATCATTTCAGATGCAGTAGTTGCAGCTAACGAACCAACTGGAGCAGCAGGTATTAGGTCACAATTTGGTTTATTATCAAAGGCTAGAGATATTGTTTCTAACCCATTAGAAAGAACATCAAGAGATGTTGGTAATGTTTTACTAGAACAAAATCCAAATAAGCAATTAGAAATATTAAGGTTGATGCAAGAGTTAGAAAGAACAGGAAAGCTAAGAAACACCTATCAAGATATTTTAGGCGGATCAACTATTAGGACGGGAACTAATCAACTCAATCAGTTGTTAAATGAACAACAATAGTCATTATGACAAGAGCAACGGAAAGGCTCGGTAGATGCGGAGAATATTTCACAGCTTCGGTTCTTTCTCTTGAGTCTGACTCAGTAGTTGTTCTTCCTCATGGCTCTCACGCAGACATCCTGTTTGAACACGAAGACCATATATATAAGTGTCAAGTTAAGACAAAATCCAAAAGAGAAAAGGGACATCTTAATTGGAGGTTTGATATGAGGCGAGGGTCCCATACAAAAGACCGAGAATACAAGAAAGGGCAAGTAGATATATTTGCCCTTTTTAGTTTGGAGTACATGAATGTAGTTTTTATTCCTTCCATGAAACAAAACTCTATTCGTATAAACGATGATGATATGCGAAACAAATGCAGTAAAGAATCTTTGTATGAAGCATTAAAATTACAAGGGGACCAGAAAGGGACGGCAATAAATTAAATAAATAAATCCTTAAAATCCGCCATAAAATAGACAGAGCCATTGGTTTGGGACCAGGGGGTCGAAGGTTCGAATCCTTTCTCCCCGACCATGTTTTTCGCAGAAAATAGCTTGTAAATCAGCCAAATATACTTTACTATTAGTTACTGACTATTACTGTGTTTTACCACTAAATGTATGTTTTGGAAGGGACAGATCAGGGACAGAGGAGGATTAAATGGCTAAGTATGAACCAGACAAACAAGTAAATGGACTGCGTAAATATGATAACAGGGGTTATTATTTACATTATGAAGATGTTTTAAACGTCACCAATAGTTCTTATAGAGACAAAAGAATTGCAAGCCTAGATACACCAATTAATGTTGTAAGAAATAAAGCCAAACAACTACTAGGAGAGGTAGCAAGTGGAATTGATCCGTTTGAGACTTCTACTGGTTTAACAGTAAATGACCTTTTCCACGATTATTTAGAGGATTGTAGAAGCAGAAAAGTTAAGGGCGCTATGAATAATGGCATAAACAAAGATAAACCCTCTGATATAGAAAATATATACAATAGGCACATCAAACCCACTATTGGTCGAAAAAATGCTAAAAATATCCAGAGAGGAGATATTAAAATATTACATCGAAATATTTCAAAAGATTACAAGTATCAAGCTAATCGGGTTGTGGAATTATTGTGTGCTATTTATAACAACGCTATCTCATCAGACTTAGTAGATACCAATCCAGCTACACACATCAGAAAGAACCAGGAGGAAGAAAGAGACAGGTATTTAACAAAAAAAGAGTTGGGAAAAATTGTTGAAGAATTAAATCTAAAGGCCAAGGAACAAGACGGCAAATGGTCTAAATCTATTTCCTTTATTTGGTTATCTATTTTAACTGGTGCAAGAAAGGGAGAACTGGCATCTGCAAAGTGGACGGACTTAAAAGACAATAAAATTACTCTTAAAAAACACAAAACTGATAAGAGTGGACAACCAAGAACAATTTACCTATCTACACAAGCTCTTAACATTGTTAATAAATTAAAAAGAGATAGTGAATATATTATCGGAGTAAAGGACCCTAAAAAGTTATGGAGAGGAGTGCGTGAGCGTGCTGGTTGTCCCGATTTACATTATCACGACTTAAGACACGCTTTTGGGACGTTTGCTTTTGATGCGTTGCGTAATGATAAATTGGGTGGAAATTTAATGGGACACGCAGATAGAAAATCTTTTGACCGATACCAAAAAGTTTTACCAGAAACGGCTCAAGAAAGTAGTCAGGTGGTCGGTGACTATATTCAAAAGCTCTGGATGGAAGGATAATATTTTATTATCTAATGCTCTTGTTCTAAACGATCTATCACAAAGATTTTCTTTGCTGCATCAATAGATATTCCGTATTCATCTGCTAAGAAGGTTAGCTTTTGTCTTGGAAAAGACTCAGCATCTTCTATTGCATTCATAACGATTATCTTTTTTTGTACTGTGTCGTACTTTTGCCACTCACATACTTGCTTGAAGTTTCTGCCACAAACACATTTATCACTAGTTCCGTAAGACAAGTTACAAACAGAAATGCAAGGAGAATCTTCTAAAGATGAAGACATGCCGTTTAGTTTTGTTTTTGATGTATATTCACTCATGGTTTTTCCACATTGGTTTTAGGAAATCTTTCTTCTGTATCGGCTTCCAGCCAATTTCCATCAGAGTCTCGTCCATGTTCTATCTCTAATGCTAAATCAATAAAATGTTTTGCTTTTAATAAGTCTGCAACTTTGTTTTCTTTTTTTCTTGTAATGTATTTCAAAATATTTCCTTCACAGTAGCTTAAATTATTTGCATAAATATATTCCAAAGGTTGTATGCCTTTGTTTTTATAATGGTCGCCTCTAACTTGTTCATCGCTTGCCAATTTTTTTTTCATAAATCTTTTTATAATTTTTAAAAACTTTTTTCTTTTATAAATTTTCTCAATAAATTTTATGTTGTTTAATTAAACTTTTTTATCACAGTCGCTTGACTTAATAGTAACTTGTGTGGGTATAATACTGCAAAGAGGAAGAAATGGGAAGGTATGGGAAATATTCAAAAAGATAACAACAAGAAATTTTTGACTCCAGAAGAATTGTCAGCACGTTGGAAGGGAGAAACTCTTTCAACATTAGCAAATAAAAGAAGTCAGGGAAAGGGTCCAAAATATTATAAATTACCAAAGATTTTATACTCTTTAGATGACATAGAGGATTATGAGGAGAAGCATCGTGTTGGTAACAACTTATGACATAAACCATCAATTTAAGGATCAAATTGTGGCAGCACACGCATCAAGGAGTCCATCCGCATCAAAGAGGTGGACGTCCTGTCCAGGTTCTATAAAACTATCAGAAGACATTCCATATTCGTCTAGTTATGCAGCAGCGTCAGGAACCATAGTACACAATATGGTTGAAATGCTTCTCAAAGGGCATTTAGAAAATGCGTCATTAAGTGATTATTGGTTAGATAAAACAGAAGTTTATGATGACTTTGAAGTAACAGTAACCAAAGACATGATTAAGTGTGCAGAAACGTATGTGCATTATGTTGAAACAAGAACACAAGAATTAGACGGCAAATTATTAATAGAAGAAAAATTACGCATAGATGAAATAAGCGAAGACTGCTGGGGTACAGGGGACGCAGTTATTATAGGAAAGAAAACTAATCGCATAGCGGTTATAGATTTAAAATCTGGAAAGTTTCCAGTAGATGTGCAAGACAATACTCAGCTTATGATTTATGGCCTTGGTGCTGCATCAAGATATGCCAATGAAAATACCACAATAGAATTAACAATAGTACAGCCACTCGGTTTTCACAAAGACGGACCGATTAGAAGCTGGGATATTTCAGCAACCGATTTGGTTGACTGGGGTTACGATATTTTAAAGCCAGCGATAGACGCTACTTTTGAAGAGGAGCCTATATACAATGTAGGCGATCATTGTAAATTTTGTCCCGCAAAAATAAATAATAAATGTGAGACATACAAACTTATGGAGAAAAAACATGGTAGATACCAAAGACGATTCAAATGAAAACCCTAAACCAACTTTCCGTTATGAAGAAGATGGTGAAACAATAGATATAGATGTAAATGAAGGTTTTTCTGATGATGGAAAAATTCAATTCAAAAGACTATTGGATTATCAGGTGCAATTAGCAAAAATGAATGAAGCATTAGTTAATTTGCAGTTAGATATACAAGATAACCTAGCTAATGCTGAACGCAGACGTAATTGGATAATGGAAAACGAAATCAACAAACCTGAAGAAGATAATGTTGAGGTAATAGAAGAAGACGAAGGGGGTAAAAGATGAGTCTAGCAGCGATAAGACAAACAAATGAATTAAAACCGCCTAGAATAATTCTATTCGGTGGCGCTGGAGTAGGTAAGTCTTCTTTTGGAGCTTCAATGAATGCCCCTATATTTTTACTAACAGAAGACGGGTTAGGAAAAATACAAGTAGATCATTTTCCTTTAGCAGAAGATTATTCCGCTGTGAAAAAAAATTTACAATCATTAATTAACGAGGATCACGAATATAAGACTTTAGTAGTTGACTCTTTAGATTGGTTAGAACCTTTGTTGTGGACGCAGATTTGTGAAGACAATAATTGGGCTTCAGTCGAACAGCCCGGTTATGGGCGTGGTTATGTAGAGGTTCTCAAATACTGGAGAGAATATTTAGATATGTTGAATGTTCTCAGAAATGAAAAGAAGATGACAATCTTGCAGATATGCCACAACGTAGTTAAGCGTGTGGTAAATCCAGAGATTGAAGATTTCGACCAAAACCAACTTAAACTCCATGCTAAAAGTGCAGCTTTAATTTCAGAGTTTTCGGATGCCGTATTCTTTACTAATTACAAACTTGGAACAGTAAAAGTTCAGGGCAAGAACGGACAAACTAAAACTAAAGCAGTTTCAGGAGATAGAGTTATTTATACGGAAGAACGACCAGCTTTTCTTGCAAAGAATAGGTATGGTCTTGATTTTGAAATGCCATTTGATTGGAATGTGATTAGAGAGGCAATGATTTCAAAATGATAAATCCAGAAGTTGATAAGCTAGTTAAATCCCTAGAGCGTATAGAGAGAACAATCGATCTTCGTATCGAAATCGATCCATACGAAGAATTCGCTTATCCTTCTGGTACGATAACAACGTTAGAAGAAATACAGGAGTTGGTAGTCTGGTTACAAGATTATTTACAAGATTATCACGTTTACGATTTAGGTTAATAATACAGGAGAAAAAAATGACAGATTTAACCGATTACAATATAGATTTAGACGAAGAAGGTTCGTCTAGTGGTGGAAGCAAATTAGAAGAAGGCAGATATAATTTAGATTATGCTGGCGACCCCGAAGACGACAGGGTTGAAGGTAAAAATGGCTATGTGGGTATGAAAATTCTCTTTGAAATACAAGGAACCACCATTATTGTTTCAGCGCTATTTTGCTTGGAACACAACGACCCAAAAAATGTAGAAATAGGAAGAGAGTGTATAAAAAAATTTGCTAGAGCTTGTGGTTTATCTGGGGGCCTTAAGCACACCAATCAACTAATAGGTAAATCAGTTTCTTGTGAATTAAAAAGAAACGATAGAGGTTATCTTGAGATAGTTGATAATTTTGGTAATGCTTGGCAACCAGCTACTACATCAAAACCAAATAGTGAAGAAAAAGATAGTGCTGTTAATGAAACAGTACCTTTCTGATTACAACATTAGAATTAATAGACCTTCTTTGTGTAGCTATTGTTTAGCTCCATCTAAAGGGTACTTGTTACACTTAGGGGGTCGTTGGTACGGATGTTGCAGCATGGAACACCAAGATAAACTTAAAGAAAAAATACAACGAGGAGACAAATTGCCAAACACATCTATCACAAGCGAACAGGGAGTAGATTACGCTGTTACTAATACAGGTGATACTTTTATGCAATTAGCAAAGAAAGAAAACACACCAAACATGCTTAAGTGGGATAGAACAAGTCGTCTGGCATTGTTTGGTAGGGCGATAAGGGAATATATGAATCACCAATCGGCACTAGCAAGTGAAGGACTTCTCGATACGAGAAGTTCGGATGACTGATCTCACTGAAATATTAGGAAGCGAAGGCTTAGTCTTAGATCAAAACTTTGCATTTAAGGGCAAAGGTAAATCTGTTGATGATTGCATTGCACAAATGCAAGCCGATGGATTACGAGTTGATTTTATTAACAACTCTGGTGAACTGGTTAGGGTATCTGTTGGCGCTTCTTTAAATACCAGGCCAGACAAATTTAATGAAAAATCTGGTTGGTATGTCTTTAATGAAAACAATAAATTGGGCTGGGCGACATGGGGTAATTGGAGAACAGGCATACAGGGGAAATGGTCTTCTGTTGATGTAAATACTTTATCGTCTGCTGACAAACAACGGCTAAAAACCGAATTGGATAAGGCTGTACAAAAAAGGGAAGAAGATAAAAAGACCAGACAACAAGAGGTTGCTGATGAAGTTAAAGAAAGGTTTGGCTCGTTGCAATATGTTACTCAGCATCAGTATTTGGATGTTAAAAAAGTTAATAAAAATTTAGGGTTGAAGGAATTAAACGGCAATTTAATAGTTCCCATTTATTCTACAAGAAACGAATTGCGTTCTCTACAGTACATTAGTAAAAAGGGTGAAAAAAGATTCGTTTCTGCCTCAGAAGTATCTGGAAATGTATTTCCGATTGGTTTTTCTTTAGACCGATTGGCCGATTTAGAAACTGTAGTTATTTGTGAAGGCGTTGCTACAGGTAGTTCTATTAATGAAGCGACCAATATTCCAGTTTTGGTTGTGTTCTCGGCTATGTTTGGAATGAAAGCGATAGAGAATATACGC